ACGCTTGCCCAACGGCGGACTGTTGATGACCGCGACCACGGAAACCTTCGACGTGGACAACCCCGCGCACCTCAAAGCCGCGCAAGACATGGCCGCCGCCATGGCGCCGTTGGACGCGCTGCCTTGGCCTTCGCGAAGTTAGGCCGCAAATCGCACTTGATTAAAGAGCCGAGGCGCGGAGAAACGCGATGAAAGATTTTTATCGCAGCCAGGCGCGCAAACAGAGCTGAAAATCCGCCGCGCTAACGATGCCGGCACGAGCGCAATCCCTCCCCCATAGCCCGTCAAGAATGACGGACTATGGCGCGACGGGTGGGGCGGGCCAGCGCAAACTGCCCTTTTGTCACCCCCACTCTTAATCCCCCCCCGCAAGGGGAAGGGACACGGATCACGATCCGCATCGCAGGACGCCGCAACGGCGCCCCCATCCACACATCCCCCACCACAAAAGAGGCCCCACATGCCGCTGCATCAACTCATGCCGCCAGCAACCGGCGCGATGACCAAGGTCAATGGACGACTCTACGCCGCCAACCCCGGCAGCATTGTCGTGGCGCCTGATTTCGACGGCGACGCGCTGGAGGCTGTCGGCTGGATCAAGGTCGCCGTCGGCGGCGCGGGAACCACCGCGCAGCGTCCCGTCAATCCGCCGCATGGAACCATGTTCCACGATCAGACTCTGGGCAAGAACATCATTCACGACGGCAGGAACTGGCGCGATCCCGCGACCGGCGCTCTGGTTTGAGGTTCTAGATGGCGACGCGCGACACGCAATACGGGCGGCCCTCCTGGTCGCTTTCGCCGCAGAGTCTGTCCATCGCCTATGGCCAGGCGCAATTCATGTCCTCGACGGGCGAGGCCAACGCCTCCGGCTGGTTCGGCCCGCTGGCGCCGCTGGGTCCAATCGCGCCGCCGCAGGTCGCGGGACGCCAGTTCGATTTTCCATCGGGCTATAATATCGCCGTCGGCGCGCGCGCCTTCGAGCCGATCGGATTTCACGATCTGCGCGCGCTCGCCGAGACCTATGACCTCCTGCGTCTCGTCATCGAGACGCGCAAGGATCAGGTCGAGCGCATGTCCTGGTCGCTGCGGGCGAGGCCCGGCGCGAGCGGCCCGGGCTCCGCGCGCATCAGCGCGCTCACCGCCTTCTTCGAACGGCCCGACGGCGAACATTGCTTCTCCGCCTGGCTGCGCATGTTGCTCGAAGACCTCTTCGTCATCGACGCGCCGACGCTGTGGCGTCAGCGCGCGCGCAATGGGACTCTCGTCGCACTGCATCCGCTCGACGGCGCGACGATCAAGCGCGTGATCGACGATTGGGGCCGCACGCCGCAACCCTTTTACGACAATGGCGCGCTGGTGCATCCCGTCGCCTATCAGCAGATTCTGAAGGGCTACCCGGCCGTCGATTACGCCGCGCGCGACATTCTCTACGCGCCGCGCAATCCGCGCACCGGCCGCGTCTATGGCCTCTCGCCGGTCGAGCAGATCGTGATGACGGCGAGCATTGCGTTGAAGCGCCAGACCTTCACGCTGTCGCATTTCACCGAAGGCAACATACCCGAGAGTCTGATCGGCGTGCCGGAAGCCTGGACCCCGGACCAGATCAAGAACTTCCAGGACTATTGGGACGCCTATTTCACCGGCGATCTCGCCGCGCGCCGGCGGGCGAAATTCGTGCCCGGAGGCGTGGCGAAGACCTTCATTCAGACGAAAGAGCCGGAGCTCAAGAACGCCTTCGACGAATGGCTGGCGCGTCTTGTCTGCTACGCCTTTTCGGTGTCGCCGCAGGCCTTCGTCGCGCATATCAATCGCGCCACCGGCGAAACGCAAAAGGAGATGGCCGAGGAAGAAGGCCTCTGGCCGGTGCTCAAATGGATCAAGCGGCTGATCGACCGCGTTCTGATCGAGGACTTTGGCGAAAGCGAGCTTGAATTCGTCTGGGGCGACGACGCGCAGATCGACGCCGAGCAGCAGCAGCGCATTCTCGTCGGCTACGTCAACGCCGGCATTCTGACGCGCAATGAAGCGCGCGCGAGGCTTGGCGAAAGGCCGGCGCCGGACGCGGGCGCCGATGCGCTGATGGTGACGGGAAGCGGCGCGGCCGCGCTCGGCGCGCCGCATGACCCGCGCGAGTTGGAGAAGGCCTACAACCCAGATCAGCCGCGCGACTGGCATGGGCGGTTTGGCGAGGGCGGGGGCAACGCGAAGCCGAAGGCAAAGACGCAAGTCGCGCACGACACAACAAGAACGAACGACGCCGCGTCCGACGCGGGCGGCGCGATCACGGACGCAGCGAGAGCAGCCGCTACGCTCGCCGCTCCGGGACTTGTTGGCGCCGAGGCGGCCCGGCGCGCGGTTCAATGGTTAAGCGCGGAGCCGAAGGAGCCGGCGTCTTCGGATAACGCGGCGGATGTGAAACGCTCCCGCGCCACATCCGCCGCGCCCGCGCCTCCGCCAGAGGACGAGCCCGGAAATAGAAAAGAAACGAAGGACATGAAAACCATTCGCCCTTCCGCGGAGGATATTCAGCGACTCATTGTTGAACACAGCGATCCAAAAGGCTTGCCTCTAACAACCAATGCAGCGAATGCAATCCTTGATGAAACTCAACCGCAGGGCACAAAAGCCACAATTGTCGGCAAGAACGTCGCCGGTCCCGATATTATTTATGAGGACGCAAACGGCGCCCCTGTGACGAGCGTCGAGGTGAAGACAGCGAAGAACCTGGACGCGGCGGAGGCGGCGACGAAAAGAGCTTTGGACAAGAATAGCGCGCTCGACGTCGTTGCTCTGCAAGCTCCCAAAGACATGGATATTCTCCGCTTCACGGGAAAAATAAGGAATTTGAGTCAAAGCAAGAAAGCCGGAAGATCGATACTGGTTGTTGACCAGGATGGCAAACTTCTGCTCCCTCTGCAACCGTTTCCATGAGGTAAAGTCACCATGCGCACATTAAACATGTTCGGTCGCGATACGTTTGAGATCGTCACGATCGACGACGACGGTCGCCGGGTTCCACCGCTCGAAACATGCGGCGGCCCGAAAATATGGTCGTCCGATCTCGGTGCGTCTTCCCACAAGCTTCTCTATCTTTATCCGGAACATTTGAAGCTGCTGTACGATCGTTTCAAAGCAGCGAATCCAAAGGGAGTCGTCATCGGACCCGAGAACTCCTTCGACGAATATGCTCCGCCAGGACGGACCGAAGCGGAATTGAACAAGCTGGAGGAAGAAAGGAAAATATTCGTCGATCTGTTTTTGACTGATGAAGAACAGGGCTATCCGCATGCGAGAAAATATCTGCCGGAATTGTTCGAACCGGGCATGATCGACAAAATGGCCGCCGATCCTTGGCTAAACGTGCGTTTGCTTGGGCAGGCCGTCAAAGAGGACGCCGTACCTGCGGGGCCGGGCGAGTCAAATCGCTGGTCTCCCGAATGGCGCGCCTATTGCGATAATGTAGTCGCCTCGGGCGAGTATAAATAACGTTCCGGTTGCGACCAACAGCAGCACATATCCCGCTATGTCAACGCCGGCATTCTGACGCGCAATGAAGCGCGCGCGAGGCTTGGCGAAACGCCGGCGCCGGACGCGGGCGCCGATGCGCTGATGGTGACGGGAAGCGGCGCGGCCGCGCTCGCCGCGCCGCATGACCCGCGCGAACTGGAGAAGGACTTCAACCCCGAGCAGCCGCGCGACTGGCGTGGGAGATTTGGCGCGGGCGGGGGTGCGCCCAAACTGCGGGAAAGGCGCGGCGTGCAGGTCGCGCATCATGCGACAAGAACGAACGACGCCGGGCCCCTTGCCGGCGGCGACGCGATCGCAGTCGCAGCGAGAGCTGCGGTTTCGCTCGCTTCTCCCGGACTTGCCGGCGCCGAGGCGGCCCGGCGCGCGGTCCAATGGCTGAACTCGGAGCGGAAGGAAGACAAGGCGCCGCCTGCTGCGCCATCAAATCCGCAGGCGCCAACCGCTGCGGCCGGCGCGCCGAACCCGGAAGACCCGGAAAGGACAAAGGATGAGCCTTCCGAATCCAGGAAACGCTTGACGGTCCCAGATCGCGAGCCGTCGGTTAATAATCCGGAAGATTATAAATTGGGGTGGGATCCAGCGAAAAATAAATTCGTGGCTGCAGAAGTGAAAACTGCTTGGCGGCTACAGGAGATATTGCAGCAGCCGTTGCAGCGAAGCACTATCGGAGGTGATTTCGTCGCACCCGACGGCAAGGTATATGACGCCATGGGCCCCGTTCCAGACGAGCGCTTCAATATGAACAAATTTGCCAACTCAATTAAGACCCATCTACGAAAATCAGAGATAACTACATTCATTGATCTGACAGGCATGAAGTCCGATAATGTAAAGATGGTTGACGACTATATATCCACCCTTCCTTCTGAGCGTCGGGCAATGATAATAAAGATTGGATTTTGACCATGGCGTCCATAAACATTAGCGAAGACGAAGGCTGGGTTGGCGCCGCATGGGTGCTTAGAAGCATCGCTAACGGCCTCCAGCAATACGGCAATTTTCCAAGTCTCGATCAAGATTTCGCGGCGGTGGAAGGAGGAGTACAATATCTCGACCTCAGCGAACTAAACGAGAGCGAACGCGCGGAACTGCGACGGGTTGCGCCGCTGATCTTGAGCGAGGTCAAAAAGGCTGGACCGAGTATGCTAACCGACCCAAAATTTTATCCCGGATTCGTAACGGCGCTCGAAGAGTTCGAACAATTAGTGACCGCCGCAGCTTCGAAATAGCACGGCGCGTGGCGTTTTGTGGCGTCGCGCGCAGTCTCTCTGAACGAGCCGGAGCTCAAGAATCTCTGCGACGAATGGTTGGCGCGCATCGTCTGCTACGCCTTCTCCGTGTCGCCGCAGGCCTTCGTCGCGCATATCAATCGCGCCACCGGCGAGACGCAGAAGGAGATGGCCGAGGAAGAAGGCCTGTGGCCGGTGCTGATGTGGATGAGAACTTTTCATCCGACTCAGTGCTGAAGCAGGCTCGAAGCCAGATCGACGCGGCGAAGGGAACGAACATTGTGTGGAAGATCGCCTCGCCGGAGAAGGCCGCGAATGTTAGCGAGATTCTTGAGGACGACGGAATCGTGGGCATCGAAATAGAGGTTCTTCTTGCCTAGGAGCAAGAAATGAGTTTTTCATTCCCAGATAGGTTGGTGATTCAAGCCTCCGGTTTTGGCCCGGCGATGACGGCGCGGCAGTCGATCCTGAACGCGAAGAAGATCATGCTCGACCTCGAGGCGATTTCGCCCTGGCGGCGTCCGTTCGTAGTCAGCGGATGCACCAGGGAAACCGGCGACATGCCAATCGCGGCGGATCTTTCCGACTTCGACGAGGTGGTGATGCGCGCGCTGCGGAGTTATGACGACGTTCGATATTACAATGACAATGATCCGGAAAATTGGAAGCTTACGCCAGACTCCTATTCTCCATACGGGTTTGGAGAAACATTCTCCAATGCTCCTTCAGCGGGCGAATACAAAAACCGCGTCTCTGTCAGTGTTCGATCCGCGTATGTGAGGAATCGTATCTCTCTCCACGATGCAGTCCATTATATTGCTGTTCCGTTTTATGAACCGGGACAAATCAACGCGGCATGGTCGGAGCCAGCCGTGGTGCACCGCCTGTTCGACTATTTCATCGAGACCTACAATCCCCTGAAATGCACTGTTTACGGAAGCGACCAAAGTCTCAGAATTTCACCACAACCAAATTATGCGATTGGATGGCTCAACTATACGAGAGAGGCAAAAGTTGCGGAGATTTTTGCGCGGACGGGAAAAACTGTTCCCTATCGCGCGGGGACATTGTTGAAGCTCGGCGACGATGCTTCGGTCCTGTCCGACCCGAAGATCGACGCCGAACTTAAAGAAATCGGCGAAGCGCTCTGGCTCCCCGGCGTGACGCGTTAGTCGAAATTTCGACTCTCCTTGATCGCTCCAGTTGAATATAAGTCCGCGCCGAGATTGGCGACGCCCCTCAACGCTCCCGCCATAGCCCGTCATTCCTGACGGGCGTCCTATCGAACGCCCTATGGCAGGGCCACCCTTTCCCACAGGTGGGAGAAGGGAAGTCGCCCGTCACCGCAGCGGCGGCGGCTGGCTTTCTCTGACGTGGAAAATCACCACTTCTCGAACAACTGCCCAAGGCTCGCCTCGCGCGGGCCTTTTCTTTTGAAGGACGTCCACGCATGAGCGAACTCAATATGTTCATTCCCCTCGTCAAGGCCGACGCCGCGCGGCGGCTTGTCTATGGCGTCGCCACCGCCGAGACGCCGGACCGCGCCGGCGAGATTTGCGATTACGCGACGACGAAGCCCTATTATGAAAAATGGTCGGCTGATTTTCACAAGGCCAGCGGCGGCAAGTCGCTCGGCAATCTCCGCGCCATGCATGGCAAGGTCGCGGCCGGCCGCGTCGAGGCGATCAGCTTCAACGACGAAGAAAAGCAGATCGAAATCTGCGCGAAGATCGTCGACGACGCCGAATGGGCCAAGGTGGAGGCGGGCGTCTACACCGGCTTCAGCCAGGGCGGCGGCTATGTGAAGCGCTGGCCCGACGAGAGCGATCCCGACGTTACGCGCTACACCGCCAGCCCCGTCGAGATTTCGCTCGTCGACATCCCCTGTCTTCCCGCCGCCACTTTCTCGATGGTCAAGGCCGATGGCATTGTCGAGACGATGAGCTTCGCGCCGCAGGTCGAGCAGGTGTGGATGAGCGCCGACGGCAAGACCTTCAAGAAAAAGGCCGACGCGCTGGCGCATTCGAGCGCTTCGCCGATGCTGGGGCTGGTTGCGCGCATGGAGGATGATCTCACGAGGCGCGAGAAATTCGCGCCGCTGAAAAAGGCGCTTGGCGCACAGGCGTTCGACGCCGGAGCCGCCATCGCCGCGCTGGAGATCGTCTTTGCATTGCTGCAACAGGAAATCGCCGAAGGCGAACAGGACGAGGATCAGCTCGCGGCGCTGAACGACGCAATCACGCGGCTGAAGGAGTTCATCGCCTCGGAAATTTCCGAGGACGATGCGCCCGCCGAAATGGAGCTCTACAGCCACAAGGCCCTGCTGGACACGCTGACGCCGCGCCTTGAGAAACTCAGCGCACGTATCGAGGAAATCGGCCGCCAGCCTTTGCCGCCGCACATGCTCGCGGGCACGCGCGCGGTGGAGAAAGGCGGCGACCAGCGTGTCGACGATCTCGCCAGCGCGCTCGCGAAACTCACCGGCGAGGAGCGCGCCGCGCTGCTCATCAAGGCCGCGCAGAGCCAGCCGCTACCGTTGCGGTGACAGGAGCTTTCCTTCTCCCACTCGTGGAGAAGGAAAGCCCCGCGTAGCGGGGTCGGATGAGCGTCGTCGCAATCGCACTGAATTCTCTCTGTCGCATTTGGGCGCCGAAACCACATTCGTCCGACCCTCCTTCTCCCGAAAACGGGCGCAGGAGAGACGCCGTTCGACTCCCCACCAGATTCCGCGCCGGGGACGGCGCGCTTCTCCCACAGGAAACATCCATGACCATTCAGCAGACCACGCAGGAAATTCTCGACGCCATCCGCAAATCTCAGAGCGTCGCAATCGCCGACCCGCGCCTCGCCGCGCTGGGGCTCGAAAAGAGCACCTTCTCGCAGCCGACCAGCGCGACCTCCGGCCTCAACTTCTATGATCTGGAACCTGGCGCCAAATTCCTCGCGCCCGTGCTGACGCCGCTGCGCAACGAGACGCCGCGTGTATCCGGCAGGGGCGGCATCCAGGCCAACTGGCGCGCCATCACCGGCATCAACACCACGGGCCTTCGCCTCGGCGTCTCTGGCGGCAATCGCGGCGGCGCGCAGGCGATCAGCACGGCGGACTATTTCGCAGCCTACAAGGGCATCGGCCTTGAGACCAATGTCGACTTCGAGGCCGAATACGCAGGCATGGGCTTTGACGACGTGCGCGCCCAGGCAGGCCTTCGCGGCCTGCAGGCCACGATGATCGGCGAGGAAGCGCTGATCCTGGGCGGCAACAACTCGCTGCCTCTGGGCGTCACGCCGACGCCGACTCTGGCCGCCAGCGCCAGCGGCGGTTCGCTCGCCACTGGCGCGCTGTCGGTGATCTGCGTCGCGCTGTCGCTCGACGGTTTCATCAACGGCTCTGTCGCCAATGGCGTGCAGTCGCAGATCACGCGCACCAATGTCGACGGCTCCAGCGACATTTTCGGCGGCGGCGCGTCTCAGAAATCCGCCAACGCCACTGTGGCCGTCACCGGGCCGACCGGAGCCGTCACCGCCAGCGTCGCAACGGTGCGCGGCGCGCTCGGCTACGCCTGGTTCTGGGGCGCGGCGGGTTCGGAAGTTCTCGGCGCCATCACCTCGATCAATTCGCTCTCCATAACGGCCAACGCCACGGGAACGCAGACCGCGGCATCCCTGCCCGCCGCCGACTGGTCGAACAACAGCCTGATCTTCGACGGGCTGCTGTCGATCGCGCTCAAGGCTGGCTCAGGCGCTTACGTCTCGGCGCAGTCCACCGGCACGGCCGGCGTCGGCACGCCGCTGACCGCCGACGGCGCGGGCGGCGTCGTCGAGATCGACGCGGCGCTCAAGAACATGTGGGACACGATCCGCATGTCGCCGGACACGATCTGGGTGAACAGTCAGGAGGCGCTGAACATTTCGAAGAAGATTCTGGCCGGCGGCTCCAACGCCGCGCAGCGCTTCGTGTTCGATACGCAGCAGAACGCGATCGGCGGCGGCGTAATGGTGCGCAGCTATCTCAATCGCTTCTCGATGAACGGCGGCCAGGTGCTCGACATTCGCGTGCATCCCAACATGCCGGCCGGCACGATACTGATGACCGCGCGCAGCATTCCCTATCCGCTGTCCGGCGTCGGCAATGTGTTCCAGATCAGAACGCGCCGCGACTATTACCAGATCGAATGGCCGCTTCGCACCCGCCGCTATGAATATGGCGTCTATGCGGATGAAGTCCTGCAGCACTTTTTTCCGCCCTCGCTCGCTGTCATCACCAACATCGCGAACGGCTAACGCCCGGCGCTGTCCCCTCTCCCCCGATGGGGAGAGGGTTCCCGCTCACATCAAGGACTCTCCATGATCTCCATGAAAGCCCCCAGAGGGCTCACCGGCTTTTCACATTCGGGAAAACCTCTCGCCATCGTGAACGGCGGCGTCGACGTCGCGCCGGAATTCGTCGATGAGCTGCGCGCGCATGGCTTCACGATGGCGGCGCCGGAGCCGCTGGCTCAGAACGCCCGAGCCGCCCTGCTGCGACGCTTCGCGGATGACGCACGCGGCTTCGCCGAAACTCTCGGCGACGACGAGTTGCACGGACTTGCCTCGCTCCCCGCCGACAAGCGCGACCGCGTGTTCGCCGCCGTTCGCGCGCTGGCCAGGGACGCGGGAGCCGCAGCGGGCAATGCGCCGGCTGCTTCCGCCACGAAAACCGCGAAGGAGTAAGCGCGCATGGCGACAGGCGATCTCGTTCAGCTCGCGGCGGCGAAAGCCTGGCTCGGCGTCACCACCGACGACGACGATGCGCTGCTCGCAACGCTCATCTCGCAAATCAGCCGTGCGATCTACAACAGCATCAATCGTTCTTTTGTACTGCCGCGCAATGTCGTTGAATCCTATGATGGGCTTGGCGGCGACCGGCTGTTGCTGCGTAACTGGCCCGTAGGCGCTATCACGAGCGTCAGCGTCGATGGGCTGGAGATTCCGCCCGCCGGCCCACCGCCCTCCTCCGGCTTCATGCTGGAAGCGAGCGACGACGAACCGCCCGGCGCGATGCAGCAATTGTTTCTGTGGGGCGCCTATCGCTTTTGCCGGGGCCGGCAAAATATCGTGGTAGCCTATCGCGCGGGCTATGAGATTGTCGGCGAAGCGCAGAGCGTTCCTGCCGCCGCGCCCTTCACCCTCGCCGCCCTCGCGCCCTATGGCGCCTTCGCGATCGATACGGGCGTCGTCTATGCGAGCGGCGCGGCGCTGACGCCAGTCGCCGCCCATCCTTCCGCCGGACAATATGCGGTCGACCCGACCAGCGGGACATATACGTTCGCGGCGGCGGACGCAGGCGCAAGCATCTTGCTGTCCTATGGCTATGTTCCGGCGGACCTGTCGCAAGCCGCGCTGGAGTGGGTCGCCGAACGTTACCGCTACAAGGACCGCATCGGCATGGCCAGCAAGAGCCTCGGCGGCCAGGAAACCGCGTCCTATCGGCTCGACGCGATGCCCGATTTCGTCGCGCTGTCGCTGATCAATTTCCGCCGCGTGCTGGCGAATTGATCCTTGCCCTTCGCTTCACGGAAAGCAGCGCATGTTCGATGTCAAAGTCGCTGGCGCGGATGAACTGTCGCGCAAGATCGCGGCCATGCCCGAAGCCATTCGCACGGCGCTGAACCAGAAACGCGTGGAACTGGCGCAGGGGTTACTCGACAAGATCGCGGTGAAGCTCTCCGGCCAGGTTCTGAACGCAGGCGGCGGCGCGTTGTGGGATTCGATCGCGGCAGGTTTCGACGACGATCTTTCCGCACGGATCTATTCCGCCGGGGACGTCAAATACGCCGCCGCGCAGGAATATGGTTTCGACGGTGAAGAGTCGGTCGGCGCGCATAGCCGCGAGATCAGGGAAGCCTTCGGCAAGGCGATCTCGCCGAAGACGATCTTCGTGGCGGCATTCTCGCGTCACATGCATCTGCCGGAACGCAGCTACATGCGCGCGTCGCTCGATGAAATGCAGGACGATATTTCGCAAGGCTTCCGCGAGGCGATCGAAGAGGTACTGGGCTCATGAACGTCTCGCGCGAATCAGTCATGTCCGCGCTTGTCGCGAAATTGCAGGGCGCAGCCTTCGCTGCCCCGGTCAATGGCAAGACGAGCTTCGTCTCGATCTCGCGGCGGCTGAAGCTCTGGGCCGATGTGCCGAAATCGCTGCGTCCAGCGATGTTCATCACCGAACATCGCGAGCAACAGGCCTATCAGAACGAAGCGTTGCAGGCGAAGACGACGCTGAATGTCGATCTCTTCATCTATATCGACGCCAGCGACATGAACGCGGTCCCCGCGATCTCGCTCAACGTCATCATGGACGCGATAGAAGCGGCGCTGGCGCCCGCGCCCATGGACAATAATCGCCAGACGCTCGGCGGCATGGTCTCCCATTGCCGCATCGACGGCCAGGTCATGAAAGATCCCGGCGATCTGGACGGCGACGCCCTGCTCTGGGTTCCGCTGAAGATTCTGGCGCTGTGATGACGCAGGCGCTCGACTCCATCAACGCAAGAGAGAACAGGACATGACAGAAGAACCGACGCAGCAGCCCGGCACGCTTGCGCAAACCATCGACGATGAAATCGAGCGCTGGTTCACGGAGGCGATTCACAATTCTCCAGTGTCGCGCGCAACCGAAATCTACAACCACGTCCGCGAGGCCGTGGCCCAACTCAAGCCGCGCCTCATAGCGCGCATAGGGGAGCTTTAAGCCATGTCCAACAACAGTTCGGTCGCCTTCGGCTCCGGCGTGCTCATCGGCACCACCGCCTCCGGGCCGGTGCAGTTCGGCACGCTGCAGGACATATCCGTCGATTTCAGTTTCTCGATGAAGCAGCTGATGGGACAATATCAATTCCCGGTCGCCATCGCGCGCGGCTCCGGCAAGGTTTCCGGCAAGGCGAAATTCGCCAATATCGACGGGCCGGTGCTCAACCAGATCTTCTTCGGCAATACGCCGACCGTGGGGCAGAAGCTCTGGTCCTATAATGAGGCGGCGAGCGTGCCTTCCTCCTCGCCCTATACGGTGAGCGTCGCCAACGCCGCCGCCTTCGACGAGAATCTCGGCGTGGTCTACGCCTCCTCCGGCCTGCAGCTCGTGCAGGTCGCGAGCGCCCCGTCCGTGGGGCAATATAGCGTCGCGTCGGGCGTCTATACGTTCAACGCCGCCGACGCCGGAAAGGCGGTGCTGACCACGTACAGCTACACGCAGTCCGTCGCCGGCTCGAAGGCTGTGATCGCCAACCGGCAGATGGGGATCGCGCCGACCTTCCAGATCGACTTCTACCAGACCAATCCCAACATCGCCAGCGCGCAATGGTCGTTGCGGCTCTACAATTGCGTTTCGTCGAAGCTCGGCCTCGCCTCCAAGCTCGAAGCCTTCAACATTCCCGAGATGGACTTCGAGGCCTTCGCCAACTCGTCCAATAATCTCGGCGAGTTGAACACGGCGATCTAGCGCACGGCAAAAACGCGGAGCCCATATGAATCCCGATCCAAAGATCGACTGCGCTGGCGCGCCGGTCGTTGTTCTTGCCGGGCGCGAATGGTTCGTGCCCGTTCTCGCCATGCGCCAGGTGCGCGTCGTCGTGCCCGGCCTGATGCGGCTGATGCCCGTGCTGCAGGATTTGCAAAGCGGCGAGGCGAGCGCCATGGCGCGGCTGAGCGAGGATAATTTCGACAACATTGTCGCCGTCGTGCATGCCGCGCTGACGCGCGCCTATCCGGAACTCACGCATGAGGCCTTTCTCGACCTCCCGATCTCGACGCCGGAACTCGTCGCGGCGCTCGGGGTGGTGACGCGCCAGACCGGCTTCTTCAAGCCGAGCGCCTCGACGGAGCAAACCGAGGGGGAAGCGCAAGGGGAGACGCCGGCTCCCCTGAGTTCTTCGACCGGCTCATCGCCCATTATTGCCAGTGCAGTGGAGAGCGATGGAGCGACGAGCTAGAGGCGACGCTCACCTTCCCGCGTTATTTCGCGCGCCAGGATTATTGGCGCGAGTTTCCACCCGTTCATGTGCTGGTTCGCGCGATCGCGGTCGGGCTTGGCGTATTCAAGCCGCAGGAGCCGCCGCAGGCGAAGGAAGACGCGATGACGGCGCTGCGCGCTATGTTTCCGGGCGGGAGAATCTGACCCGTCAATCGCAGCCCGCGCCCACATTGCGCCAGTCGCTCCAGATGCGCTGCTGCGCCTCTTCGAGCGTGAGGACGCCGGCGCAGACCGCGCGCGCGAGACAGGCTTCCTTGCGGTCCTTGGGCTCCGCTTCGCCCCAGGGCTGAAGCTCCAGATTGCGCGGATCGGCCGGCGCGCCGCCAAGGCTGAGGGGAATGCGGTGGTCGAGTTCGTAATCGGCGAGTTGCTCTTGAGGAATCTCCAGCTCGTGCAGCAATTCGAGCTTGATGCGGTGGGTGTAGGACGACGGCGGCCGCACGCCCTTGGTCCAGCCTGGAACGCAGATCGTCGCGTCGATGTTCTGCTGCGTCACCGACGGGTTGCGGAGAATTTCCACACGCACTGGTTGTGCCCGCGCCGGAATAGTAAAAGTAAGCAATAGCAGAAAGATAATCGGCATATGTGCGCCTTCCAGAATCGCTTCATGGTCGGCGACCATAGCACGCTATGGTTGTATATTGGTTAACGGAGCCACGAAAAGGCGCGGCGGACTCCCCAAACAGGCGGCGGGCAAATGGTCGATGAAGTAACGGTCAAATTCGGCGCCGATGTCGGCGAGTTGCAACAGGGTCTCGCCGACGTGCAAAGCGCGCTCGGCGAGCTCGCGCCGCAGCTCAAGGGCGTCTCGGACGGGCTCGCGCAGGCGGCGCAAAAGTCGGCGCCGCTCTCCGGCCAGTTCAAGGATGTCGCGAGCAGCGTCTCCGGCGATCTCGTCAATGCGCTGAAGCTCGCCAAGACGCAGATCGAGGGCGAGATCAAGGCGCAACAGGACGCGCTGGCGATCAAGAAAGTGATCTACGACGGCGAAGCCAGCCTGAAGAACATAAGCGAGGAAGAAAAGCTCGACCTCGTTAAGAAGGCGACGCAAGCGGAATATGAAGCGCATCGCGCGCTGCTGCAGAAGGAGGCCGATCTCGAAGGCCAGAGCGCGCAGCAAAAGCAGGCGGCGCTGAACAAGATCGCGCAGCTCGACGCGAACCACCAGAAGCAGGCGCTGCAACTCGCCTATCAATCCGCGCAGGAGCAGGCGCAAATCTGGCAGGATCTCTCAAGCCGCATCAGCCAGGGCATGTCCGGCGCGATCATGGGGCTGCTGCAGCACACCACGACCTTTCGCGAGGCCGCGCGCCAGATGGCGGTGCAGATCACGCAATATTTCGTGAAGATGGGCACGGACTGGATCGCCGACTACGCCATGACCATCGCGCGCAACATAGCAACGCATGTGATGGGCGAACAGACCATGACGGCGGCGACGCAGGCGGGCGTCGCGGAGCGCAGCGCCAGCGTCGCGGCGGGCGGCGTCGCTGATCTCGCGGCCAAGGCGACGGCGGTGCTCAAAAGCATCATGACCTCATCGGCCGAGGCTTTCGCCGGCGTCTTCGGCTTCATGGCGCCCTTGATGGGACCGGCTGCGGCTGGCCCGGCGGCGGCGGCGCAGACCGCCGTCGCCGGCATGGCCAGCGTGGCGTCATTCGACATCGGGGCCTGGAGCATTCCCGAAGATCAGCTCGCGATGGTGCATAAGAACGAGCTGGTGATGACCGCGAGTCAGGGCGAAGCCTTCCGCAATGTGCTCGACAATGCGAGCGGCAACAGCGGCGGAGATACGCATGTGCATGCGCCGGTGAATTTCCACGTGCATGCGATGGACTCTCAGGGCGTCGCGAACTTCCTGCAAGGCAACGGCAAGGAAATCATGCGCGCGATGGCGGCGCATGTGCGAGACGGCGCGCATCTCGGCCTGCGCGGGTTGAATCCGGCGTGAATTCCCCTCTCCCCGCGCGCGGAGAGAGGGAGACGCGCACGCAGTCGCCCCCATAATAAATCGAGTTCCGCATGACCTTTCCCTATATCGGCGGCATAAATCTCATCCCGGCGTCGGGAGAGTTTGTCTATGACACGATCGCCTATAGCGGCCAGCAACCGGGCGGCGTCATGGCGCCGATAAACACTTATCATGCGCCGGGCGGAACGCGCACCGACGTCATGTATGCGCTCGATCAATTGCAGACGGCGCTGCCAGACTGCACGAGCGTCGCGCTGGTCGTGCAATGGCTGGGAAACTCCCTCGACGCCTCGCAATGCAAGATCTATCCGTCATCCACTTTCATCGGCGGCGGCTTTCAGCCGACGGCGGGCGGCAGCGATTCATGGCGAGTCTCCGATGTGACCCTGGCGACCAGCGGGCTCATTCCGATCAGCAGGCCCGATGGCGTTCATGCGGCCTATGGCGGCACGCCGTCCGATCAATCCGTCGTGCGCTGCCTGCAGGAGATCAAGCGGCGCGGGCTCAAGGCCTCGCTCTATGTCATGATGAACATGGATGTGACCGGACAGCCCTGGCGCGGGCTCGTCACTTACGCCAGCGATGTCTCAGCCGCCGCAACCTCCGCCGCCCTGAGCTTTCTTGGCTCCGCCGCGACCTCGCAATTCACACAGGACGCGACAAATCTGACCGTGCATTACTCGGGCAATGTGCTCGACTTCACCTATCGTCGCTTCGTTCTGCATTACGCCAATCTCGCGGTCATCGCGGGCGGCGTCTCGGTCTTCGCCATTGGCTCCGAATTGCGCGGGCTGGAGGCGATACGCGGCCCCGCCTGGACGCCCGCCGGAACGACGGACGCGAGCGGCAATGCGGTCTGGGATTATCCTTTCGTCGCGGGCCTCGTCGCGCTCGCCAACGACTGCCGCTCCGTTTTCGATGCGGCGGGTCTGACCAGGAATCTCGCCACGCGCGCGAACCTGATCACTTATTCGGCTGACTGGTCGCAATGGACGGGCGTGCAGCACGCGGGCGTCTCCGGCATATTCCCGCATCTCGACAGTCTCTACGCCTCACCGAACATCGACTTTGTTTCGATCGACAATTACATGCCGCTGTCCGACTGGACCACGGGAACTGGCGGCGTCGACGCACGGAACTGGCGCGCGTCCGCGCCCGCGTCATGGCCCGTTAGCCAGCCAGATACAATCGGCTTCGGCCTCACATCCGCGCCCGACATTCATGACAGGAATTATCTCAAGGCCAATATCGAAGGCGGAGAGAAATTCAATTACTGGTATTCGGACTCCGCCAGCGCGCCGGCGCTAGACCCCAATGGAACCCTGCAACAGGTGACGGCGCCGCAGGGCGACAGGCTAGCGCAGGCGCGTAACGCCTATTACGCGGGCCAGCAATTGCTGGCATTCAAGCAATTGCGCTGGTGGTGGAGCAATCAGCATCACGCGGTCTATGACGCCGCCGACGGCGCCGGAGTCGCGCCGCACGGCCCGCAAACGGAATGGGTTCCGCAATCGAAGAGCATCGGCTTTCTCGAATATGGCTTTCCCACCAGCGACCGCGCGACCAATGAGCCGAACATTTTCTTCAACCCTGCCTCAACCTCCGGCGGCGTTCCCTTCTGGTCGGTGTGGAACGCGGCGAAATCCGCGCCGCTGACGGATAATGCAATTGCGCTCACTGCGCTGCAGGCGATATGGGAATATTGGACCAGCGACGGGCGCAACCAGTCTTCCGCCGCCGGCCTGCCGATGATCGCGACAGATCTCATGTTCGCCTGGTGCTGGGACGCGCGGCCGCTGCCGCAATTTCCGCTGCGCACCGACATCTGGACCGACGGCGTCAATTGGGCCAATGGCCATTGGCTCAACGGCAAGCTTCCCTCGCTCATCGCGCCGCCGCCTTCGCCCGCGCCGAACTATGGTCCCTTTCCAACATTTCCGTTGCTGCCCGGACAAGGCTGGTCGAGCGTCGTCCGGCCAAAGTTCGCAACGCAAGCGCATGATCGCGCCTCTGGCAAATCCTCGCGCCGCGCGAAGATGCGCTGGCCGCTTTACGAGATCGAACTGACATTCGATTTCCTGCGCGGCGACGCGACGCAGGAGTTGCAGCAGATCTCCGGCTTCTTCGCCAGCCAGCAAGGACAGGCGCAGCCCTTCTGGCTCGCGCCGCCGGGCCTTTCGGCGATGACAGGACAACTGCTTGGAACCGGAGACGGCGTGACGAGCGTGTTTCCGCTCATGCGCACGACGGGTGGCTTCACCGAACCTCTAGCCGGCGTCTCCAATGTCGGCACGGTCTATGTCGGGGGAAGCGCCCTGCCCTGGAACACTTGGAGCGTTTCCAGCGGCTACCAGCCATCCTTGACGCTGACAATCGCGCCACCCGCGGGCGCGGCGGTGACGATGGACGCCAGCGCGCTTTGGCTCTGCCGCTTCAATGACGACGCGCTCAGCCTTGAGCAGTTCGCTTACAACCTCTTCCGCTCCAGACGCGTGAAGCTGACGACTGTGAAGCTTTAGCGGCCCCCCACCCGACCCGGCCATAGCCCGTCATTCTTGACAGACCATGGCGCGACGGGTGGGGGTTGCGAAACCCACAGACCATTCCAACGAGTCCCCATGTCTCCACCAAACTTCCCCACACTCGCGGGCCAGGGCTTCGTGACGAGGACGCCCGTCGCCGCGACCATTGTCGCGGAGCACGACTCCGGCCGCGAAGTCCGCAACTCGCTTTACGGTGGACTCTATGAATTCGAGGTCGCCTTCGAAGGTCTCGCCTCGGACGGCGCGATGAACCCCGGCCTTGGCGCGGCGTCGCTGCAGGCGGTGATGGGGCTTTATCTCCAATGCGCCGGTGGCCTCGGAACGTTCCTCTACACGGACCCCAACGACAATTCCGCAGTCAATCAGACCATCGCCGTCGGCGACGGAGCGACCACGCAATTCCCATTCAAGCGCGCCATCGGCGCGGCGCTGGAGACGGTTGGATTCGTCACCGGCGTCACGAGCGTCACGCTTGGCGGCGTCGCGCAATCCTCCGGCTGGTCGCTGACCGCGCCCAACATTCTGTCCGTCGCGACGGCGCCCGCCAGCGGCGCGGTCATAGCGGCGACGTTCACCTACGCCTTTGCCTGCCGCTTTCTCGACGACACGCAGGATTTCGAGAACTTCATGCAAAACCTCTGGGCCGCGAAATCCGTCAAATTCAGGAGCGTGCGGCAATGAAAAACGCCTCCCCCGTGCTCGTCTCCTTTCTCGCGCAGGCGCGCGCGAACAGGGACATGACCATCGCTTTCGCGGAATGTTTCACCTTCACGCAGGCGACGGGAACCATCCTCGCCTATACCAACGCCGATGTTCCGATCGGCTATGCGGGCAAGCTGTTTCTCGCCAACGGCCCGCTGGTGTCGGGCCTGAAATATCGCGCCTCGACCGGGCTCAACGTCGACCGGCAGGAGATCGTCATCGCCGCGCGGCCGGGCGATCTCGCCAGCGGCGCGCCCTTCCTCACCGCGCTGCGCGACGGCGCCTTCGACGGCTGCATATTGCAGCGCGACCGGGTGTTTTTCTCGGACTATGTAGGCGGAACGCTCGTCGACGGCGTGACGCTGTTTCACGGCCGCGTCTCCACTGTCGATGAAGTCGGACGCACCAAGGCGCGCGTGACCGTCGCCAATGATCTTGTGCTGCTCGACGTCGACATGCCGCGCAACATCTTCGCGCCGACCTGCCTGCATACGTTGTATGACCTTGGCTGCGGCATTCCGGCAGGCGCCTTCTCGACCAATGACGTCGCGGGCGCCGGATCAAGCGCGACGCTGATCAATTTCGCGGGCGCGCAGGCGGCGCATGCGCAAGGCTCGCTGATTTTCTCAATGGGCGTCAACGCGGGCCTGCGCGTTGCGATCAAATCCGTGGTCGCGGGCGTCTCGGCGACGCTGATGTATCCGCTTCCCAATGCGCCTGCTCCCGGCGACGCGCTCACCGCCTTCTGGGGCTGCGACCACACGATGGGAACCTGCCAGGCGAAGTTCGACAATCTGGCGAATTTCCGCGCCTTCCCCTTCGTACCGCCGCCGCAGATGGCGGTGTGAACGCGCCTTTCACAGGACTCTCCCCATGCGCAACGCCATCGTCGCCGAGGCGCGGTCGTGGATCGGCACGCCCTATCACAATTGCGCCGACATCAAGCGCGTCGGCGTCGATTGCGGCATGATGCTGGTGCGCGTCTATGTCGATCTTGGACTCGTCGCGCCCTTCGATCCGCGCCCCTATACGCATGACTGGCATCTGCATCGCGGCGAGGAGCGTTACCTCGACGCCCTGCTGGCGCGCGCGGTCAGGGTCGAACGGCCAGACCACGGCGACGTCATGCTGTTTCGCGTCGGGCGTTGCTATTCACATGGCGGCGTCGTCACGCGCGCCGATCCGCTCACCATCGTGCATGCGTCCTTTCCCGCGCAAATCGTGCTGGAGGAGACGGTGATGCAAAACGCACAGATGCGCGAGCGCGCGGACTCCGCGCTGTTCGCCAGCATTGTCGAGGTTCTGGCATGAGCTTTCTCGCAACGAAAAAAGCCTCGCCGCAGAGCGCGATGGTATGGCCGACCTATACCGGCCTGCAATTGCAGACATCCTCGAACTCCATGCCCATACCGCTGATGTGGGGCATGACGAAGCTGGCGGTGAACATCTTCTTCTACGCCAATTTCCAGTCGCATCCGGTCTATTCTCCGGAACAACGGACCGGCAAGGGCGGCAAGGGCGGCGGCTGGGGATTGCAGCTCACCGGCTGGACCTACAGCGCCGATCTAATGATGGCGCTGTGCGAGGGGCCGATCGTCGGCGTCAATCAATCCTGGCAGGGACAATCCTCCTACGGCGCCCAGTTCGTCACCACCGGTTGCGCCTATGGCGGCGAGGGCGCGGGTCCGGCGGTTGTGACAGGCGGAGGATCGTCGCTGTCCAGCGGCGGAGTCGCTGGAACGCTTCTCGGCGCGACCAGCGCTGGAACAGGCCTCGGCGCATTGGGGCTGACTCTCTTCAACGGAACCACGCCGCAGGCGACATGGGGCTATCTCGCGGCGAATTATCCGACGCAGGCGCTGGCCTATCCCGGCGCGGCCTATGTCTGCGCGGCCAATTACGGGCTCGGCTCGGACGCCAGCATCGGCACGCTCAATTTCGAGGTACAGGGCCCGCTGTTCGGCACCGGCGCCAATGGCCTCGACGCCGATCCGGCGCAGGTGATCGCGGATTTCCTGCTCAATCCGCAATATGGCGTCGGCTTTCCCGGCGCCAGCATCGACGCGACGACGCTTTACGGCAGCGGTGGCGACGCCTCCGTGCAGAGCTATTGCCGCGCGATGGGGCTTTGCTTCAGCCCGTTGCTCAATCAGACCGAAAGCGCGTCGAGCGTGCTGACGCGCTGGCTGCAGCTGTTGAGCATAGCCGCCGTCTGGTCTGGCGACCGTCTGCGCTTCATCCCGTACGGCGACGCGACGGTGACCGGCAATGGCGTTGAATATGTCCCGAATCTCACGCCCGCCTTTACGCTCACGGACGACGATCTGATCTACAGCCACGGCGAGGATCCGATAAAAGTCTCGCGGCTCGATCCCTTCACGCTCGCGAATTTTCAATGGATGGAGATGCTGAACCGCACAGGCGTAAGCCCCGGCTACGCGCCTTCGACCATTCTTGAACCGCAGGGGCTTCCGGAATATCAGGCGACGCCGATCTCGGCGCGCGACCAGGCGATGATCGAGCAATATGGCCTGCGCGTCGGCTCGACCATCACGGCGCATGAGTTCTGCGACATCAATGTCGCCTGCGTCGCCGTGCAGACGATCCTGCAGCGCGGACTTTATGTCCGCACCAATTTCAAATTCGCGCTGGGCTGGGAGTTCTGCCTGCTCGATCCAATGGACATCGTGGCGCTCACCGACGCCAATCTTGGCCTCGCCGCGCAGCCCGTGCGCATCATCGACATCGAGGAAGACGACAGCGGCAGGCTCTCGATCACCGCCGAGGAGCTGACCATCGGCGTCTCCATGCCCGCCATCAATCCGTCGGGCACAAGCGGCGGCGGTTCGATCAACACGGGCGTCGCCGCCGATCCCGTGAATGCGCCGCTGATCTTCGAGCCGCCGCCGGCCTTGACCAACAACGCCGCTGAAATCTGGCTGGGCGCCTCGGGCGGCGCGAATGGCGTCGCCGATCCGAACTGGGGCGGATGCACG